ACTGTCACCTTTCTACAAAATCAAATATATCAAGTAAATTTATTTGATACTACTTGGGAAATTGTTAATGACACTACTAGTGAAATATTGACTTCGGGAACTTCGCAAAATATTATTGTTAAATGGTCAATGCCTCATGTGTTAAATAAATACGGATATGGAGGAAATAGTACAATACACAATTTTTATCCAGGAGGAGACGGTGTTGTAATTATTAAATGGAAAAAAGTTACCAACAATTATAGGAATTATAGCATAGGATTAAATGTAGAGCAAATAGAAAACATTGGATATGAATATGCAGCTTTTAAATCAGATGGTATGATATTTTTCCCAACAGAAACGAATTGTGATATTTTTATGATAGGAGGTGGTGGAGGTGGTGGACACAATCACGGTGGAGGAGGTGGTGCAGGGGCATATAGATTAGAAAAACATAAATTAAATGGACATTATTATGTTACAGTTGGGCAAGGTGGTAATGGCGGTACTGTTTCTGTTTCTGCAAGTAATGGAACAATATCTAAAATAAGTAATGGAAGTTTTGCAATGTCAGTTGATGGAGGTGGAGGAGGTGGAGGATCCGCAGGAGGTGGTTATATAGGCGGTGATGGTGGATGTGGTGGTGGAGGAAACGGTTGGGATGAAAATAGTACTGGGTCGAGAATATACGCAGGAGGGAAAGCTACTGGAAATGGTATTGGTTTCAATGGCGGATCTGGTGTAAATAATTTTCCTGGTCAATTTCTTTCAGGAGGAGGCGGTGGTGGTATAGGTTCAATTGGTAAAGATCCTGTAAACAAAAATGGAGGAGATGGTGGCGACGGTTTAGTTATAGGTATAACAGGGTCTAAAAAAATCTACGGAGGAGGTGGGGCTGGAGGTACTTGGCCAACATATGGTTCTCCGGGAAGAGCAGGAGGTGCAATGTTATATGGTGTATATGTAACAGTCGGAGGAAATGCTACTAATGCCGAAGGACAAAATGGTGGCGATGGTGTAGAAAATACAGGTAGTGGCGGAGGATCTGGAAAAGGCGGAAAAGGTGGTAAAGGAGGTAGTGGTATTGTAATAATTCGTTGGAAAAAAGAATTTATTATAGATGGTTATTATGGATCTGGTGGGGATGGGGGGATTGTTAATGAGATTGGGGAAAATGGTCGAGATGGTATTGTTGCAATAAAATGGAGTGATCCTGAATTATTGTATAAACAAAGAGTTATTACTGAAAATGATCTAAATAATATACAAGGTAAATTAACATTTTCTGAAGATTTTATTTATAATGAATCAGATAATTCAGTTGGTCTCAAAGAAATTAAATGGAATACAAATGATATATTTATTTCAAATAGAAATACTAGATTTTTTGACAATGAAATTGAATTATCTCAAGGAGATGTATATGTTGATACCATATCAACAAGTAACATAAAACCACATTATTCATCGCCATCTATGCAATTAGGAAATAATGCCGAAATACACAACCCTGCTTATTCTGAAAATGTCATCAAATATGATAATGAAGAATATGAATATGTTGAATTTACAGAAAACGGAAAAATATCTTTCAGTCAAAACGTTGTATGCGATATATTAGTCGTCGGTGGAGGAGGTGGAGGTGGATCTCGATTTGGTGGAGGTGGTGGAGCAGGTGGTGTTTCTTATAGTATTAATCAAATTTTTAATGGAACTTATAATATTACAGTAGGAGATGGTGGGGTAGGTGGGGTCGTAACTGGCGGAGGTGGAACAGCAGGGGCAGGTCAAGGAACAAATGGAAATGATAGTTTTATAGAGAAAAACAACAATGTTTTATTTATAGGTAAAGGCGGTGGTGGTGGTGGTAGAGGAGATACAGGCAATGGTTCTTTAGGTGGTTCAGGTGGTGGTGCAGCAGGTCGGTTTGCTGGAACAGGTGGTGCATCAAATCAAGGTAATACATATTGGGATGGTTCATCTTATGTAACAGGAGGGTATGCTGGCGGTTCTTATAACGGTACTGGAAATTTTGTAGGAGCAGGAGGTGGAGGAGCTGGAGGTATTGGTTTCAATACACATGATTCAGTAGAAGCAAACAGGGGCAATGGAGGAATAGGTATTAAAATTTCTATTACTGGCAATGATAAATATTATGCCGGAGGTGGTGGAGGCGGTAGTGATGTAAATGGAACCACAGAATTTTTAGCATCGGGTGGTTTAGGAGGAGGTGGTAGAGGTGGAGGAACATCTTCATTTACTTTACCAACAGCTGGAACACCAAATACGGGCGGTGGTGGTGGTGGAGGTATTGTTACAAGTACTTCATATACTGCTAATATTGCGGGTGCTAAAGGCGGTAGCGGAGTTGTGATAATCCGATGGAAAAAAGAAAAGGAAAATGAATTATTAGTTGTAGATACTGATACTGTTGTGAGACATAAAATTAATGGGTATATTGACAATATAGTAAGTACATCTGGTGATAATGTTACACGAAATGAAACAGAAGAATTTGAATATGCAAAATTCAAAACCGACGGTGCTATATTTTTCCACGAAGATACTGAATGTGATGTATTGGTTGTAGGCGGAGGAGGCGCTGGTAACCCTGGAAAAGGAGCAGGTTCGGCAGGAGGTATTATTTATTATTCAGATGTAATAATATTTTCAAAAAATACATATCTGGTTGAAGTTGGTAACGGTGGAGTATTAGCTGGGGAAAATGGTCAACAATCCCGTATTAACGGTACAAATATTGATTTAATTGCAGTCGGCGGTACTGGAAGTAGTACTATAGATGGGGCTTCAGGTGGTACAAATCCTACCAATACAATTGCTTTATCTTCAAGTGCTACAGAAAATTTGGATTTAGTTGCTAAAAATGGTGCTACTGGTATTGATAGCACCACAACAATAACAAAAGTGTATCCTCCAATTGGTTTAAGTAGTACTGGTGGTGGTGTAGGAGAAGCATATGATACAAGCACTGGAAATAGCACTGGAAATATATATGTTGTATCCGCGAGTTCATTTTATCATGCTGCATACAATCCTATATATGCCTTTGATGGTATCCAAAGTACTAAATACTACATCTCAGCAGGTGGTAAATATAATGCTGCTGGGGATTACACCAGTGGGAGTTATATCAAAGACGATACATATAAGGGAGAGTGGATCAAAATTAAATTACCCGAAGCTATCGTTTTATCTTATGTCAAGATAACACATAGAATTGATAGCTTAGGCCAAGCTCCTAAAGATTTTAAAATTTATGGCACGAATAATGGAGGAACAACTTGGGATGAACTTATAAGTGTAATTGATGCAACTTATGGTGCAAATGATAATTATGATGCAACTGATATGTTTCAATCAAGCGAGAGCTCATCAAGTACTACTTATAATGAATATGCAATATGTGTTAATAAAACAGTCGGTTCTGCTTATTTATCAATCAGGGAAATTCAGTTATTTGCAACAATTGAAGTTCCAGCTATAATAACAGGTGGAGGTGGTGGTACTGGTGGAGACGCACAAGAATTAACATCGAGTACAGCAGTTCCAAACGGCGGAGATGCAACTCTTGTTAATATTTATGGTGATGACCTTTATTTATCAGGAGGTGGAGGTGGTTCTCCAGATGGTGAACAACAGAATGTAGGAACATATGCATATGGATATGGTGGAAATAGTAAATCAACAAGTCATACATCAGGAGGAGATGGTGTTGTGATAATAAGATGGAAAAAACAAAACAAAAAAATATATTCATATATTTCCGAGGATAAAATCAGATATGATTATATCGAATTTAAATCCGATGCAAAAGTATCTTTTAACAAAGATGTTGTATGCGATGTATTAGTTGTAGGCGGTGGTGGTGCAGGTGGAAATAGTATGGGCGGTGGTGGTGGAGCTGGAGGTGTTGTATATACAATTAATCAGTTGATTTCAAAAGGAAATTACACAATAGGTGTTGGATATGGGGGTATAGGATTACAATTGTTAAATGATGGCCAAGGTGCTGTAGGGATTGCACAAGATGGAAAAGATAGTTTCATCAAGAAATCTGATGGAACATATCTTCAGTTAAATATTGGGGGTGTTTTACAAGATATGGTTGGCAAAGGCGGAGGGGGAGGTGGTGTGTATTTTGATACAAATTTTGTAAATGGTAGAGATGGCGGAAGTGGTGGTGGAAGTTCTGAAGGTAATGATTTCAGTATAATTAATAGTGGTGGGAGTTCTTTACAACCAAATACTATATGGAATGGTTCAACTTATATACAAGGTGGTAGCACGGGAAATACAAATCAATCCGAAAATAATAATTATCAAGCTGGTGGAGGCGGTGGTGCTGGTGGTGAATTATATAACAGTTCATTTATAAATGGAAAATCAGGTATTCAAATAGATATAACAGGTGTAAACAAATATTATGCAGCAGGAGGGGGTGGTGGTCAATATGGTTCGTATATAGTTATAAATGAAGGTATTGGTGGAAATAATATAGGAGGAAATGGTAGAATATGGAATGGTACAACATATTTACAAGAAGCGACAAATGGATTAAATGGTACGGGAAGTGGTGGAGGAGGAGGGGCATATATTCAAGACCCTGATAATAAAGCCGGTGATGGTGGTAGTGGTGTTGTGATAATCCGATGGAAACATGATCCTACATTGTTTACTTCATATTGTTTGAATACTAAAAAGAATATTTGGTTTGATGAATCAACTGTTGTTTATACTTCAGATGAAAGGGTCAAAAAAGAAATTAAAGATATTGATGACGAACAAGCTCTTCAAAAAATTCTCGGATTACAACCAAAAACATACAAATATATTGATCATTTAAATAAAGGTAATAATGATGTTTATGGATTTATATCACAACAAGTAAGAGATGTGTTCCCAGAAGCTACAAATACTATATCAAATTATATCCCTAATATTTATGATATTTGCGAATATGCAAATGATATTATAACAATTCCGGAAAATATTGATATATCAACTCTTGGTTTATCGAGTGGTACTAATTCGGTTAAATTAATAAATCAAAATAAAGATTCTTTATATAGAGACTTTGTTCTAAAAGAATTAGAGACAGGTGGTTATGGTATGCAAGTTAGAAACATAGATGATTTTGTAGGTAATACTTCCAAAATATTTGTTTATGGCACAAAAGTTGATGATATGGTTACATTGGATAAATCTTATCTTTTTACCCTAAATGTTTGTGCTACGCAAATATTAAATCGTAAAATTAATACTCTTGAACAAAAGAATATGGCTTTATTAACACGCATTGATGAATTAGAAAATGAGTTGTCACAAATAGAGATTTCAAATACATCCAATTATTAAAAAAGAGTACATTTCATTATTATTTTTATATTTTTTATAAACTTTATAAATTTTTCACAAAAACTTTAGAAATGTACTCTCATAATTTTTGAGTAAATGCATAACATCTACAATAATGTGTATAAGTTTTATTTTGCTTCCAACATAAGTCTGGTGATAAATTCTTCAAAAAGATACAGTGTAAAAACATTTCTTGTTGTCAAATATAATGATTATAAGCCTTAGATCAAAATATATAAGATATAATCTTATTTTAAAATAATATATAAGATGTATGAATCAGGATATTCACACCAAGACTGGGAACCTGTTGTGATAAGATCTTCAAAAATTGCACAAATTTCTAAACAAACCCATCAAAATCCTGCTGGGACTAAAGAATTTAAAAAGCTAAATGAAGATGATATACCTATTTTAAATAAAATGACAAGAGAACAAGCACAAGCTCTTCAACAAGCTCGTGCTGCAAAAGGGTTAAAACAAAAACAATTAGCATCATCGATGAGAGTCGATGTCTCTGTAATTCAAAAATATGAGAATTGTACTATTGAAAACTTTCAAAAAAACTTTTACAATAAAATGATGACATTTCTTGGTGTAAAACCAGATAAATAGTTGTTATACAACATTTTCTCATTGAGTCCAAAAAAGAGTACATTTCATTATTATTTTTAGAATTTTTAAAAAGTTTATAAATTTTTTAGAATTTTTATAGAAATGTACTCTTTTTCATCATAATACATTTATTCTGAATATAGAAGAAAGGCACGAGAAAGATGGATAAACAAACAGAAAGCAAATACTTCACTAAGTGATAATACCAATAATATAGTCTAATTTTTGTTCAATAATAAGCATTTTAGTTTCTAATGATACAACTTTTTCAAGTAGTACTTTTCTTTTTGTTTTGGGTTCTATATCATTATTTTCTTCTATTTGTTCTATTGTTTTTTGACTTTTCAATTCCAATTTGTTTATATATTTATGTACTAATTCTTTTTCAATATTATATTCAGATGATAAATCATCTATACTTAAATTATTATTTTTATATTTAGGATATAAGATTTGAGATATTATACGAGATTTAATACCTGTTATGGTTCTTTTATGTTCTAATGATATTTCATCAAAAGTCTTTTTGTCAGTAATTTCCTGTAGTAATATAGCATCTTCTTCAGGTAGCCATTTTTTACCAACTCTTGAAAGTTTTTCTTCATTTGTCATCAAATCTGTAATGGACATAATGTGCACTATAAAAATAGTTTAATTCTTCTTTATATTGATTTCTCAGGTTATAACTATTATAAATGAAAAAACAAGAACCTAAACTAAAAACATTATTTTATAGAAACTAATGTCTAAATTATTTTTTGAGTACATTTCATTATTATTTTTGGATTTTTTATAAACTTTTTGAAAACTTTAATATTTTTATAGAAATGTACTCTTTTTCCTTAAGTCCATCTATATATCTACAAATAATATCGAGGAATATTAGAATAATAATGAAGACGATGACAGATGAACAAAAAGTATTTATCAAAGTAGAAAAGATGATTAAATGTTATTTACAAAAATGTTCAAAAGAACAAGAAATGTATAATAAAAAAAAAGCAAAGTTTCAAAATGATTTGAATAATGCTAGATTACTTTTTTTTAATAATAAAATAAAAGAACAAGAATTTCGTAAAAAACTTGTTGCGATAAAACAAAAAATGGATAAAACTGAGGAAAAACAAAATGCTGTTCAATGTCAATTAAATCATTGTTATGAAAAGACAAAAAAGTCAGTCTTATATTCTATAGACCATCTATTGAAATATGTGGATAGGAAAAAAGATTTAAGTAAGTATAGTATATTAATGAAATATAAAAACATTTTTTCAAAAAAAATAACATTTGAACATTTAATAAAATTTGATCAAGATATGATAAAAATTGGTTTTGAAAAGATAGAAAATATTATCTAAATGAATATCTTATTTCTTTTCTAGACAGAAAATATATTCTTTAATCGAAACATCATTATTATATTGAAATGACTTGAATCTTTTATAATCCATTTCTTTAACTGAAACTTCGCCATAACGACTCATTATTTCAATCATTTTATCTTTTGAGACAAGACTTTCGCTATTATATGAAAGAAATATCCATTTTGTATCCAAGTTTTTAATAAGTTTATCAAATGCTTCAACTACTTCCTTTTTTCTACAAAAAGGTGACAGAAAACAATCTTGTGGAATTCCTGTTTTACCTTTGAGTGGTTCGTCATTTCTTACTTTTGCAATTATATTCAATGGAAAATAATTTTTTGAATATTGTCTTTCATTATATGGTGGATCTAAATATACCAAATCTGATTTGAATGATGTCAAGAAATCTTCTTCAAGTACATCCTTATTAAATGTCTTTGAGTCATTCTGCGGTTCTATATTATTTTTATGAATCGGTTGTATCTTAAGTGATTTATCTGCCTTTGCTTTAAATTTCTTCAAATAACAACCATAAACAGCTGGAACATTACTTACAGAATCTGCAGATATAATGAGAGAAGCTAGTAAGAACATATAATCATTTTCTGATATACATTCCTTCATCGATTCTATTCTTTCTCGCAAATAATCTATTCTTTTCGCATTATCTATCGTAAAAAACATTCTTTCATTGTCCTCATAAGGACTATATTCTTTTGTCACAATACCAACAATATCCTTATATTTTTCATTATCCAATTCCGATTGCAAAGTCTGAATTATATTTTCACATTCGGTTGTAAACATAGATTGATTAAATGCGTGACTAATTATAGAACTATATAGTTCTGCGTCATTTGATATAACAATCGCATTATTTTGTCTAAAATAATATGATACTACACCTGTGCCTGCAAATAAATCACATATAATTTTATTTTCAAATGAAGACCATTTTGTTTTATTTTTTATTTCATCTACTAATGAATTAATTAATTGAAATTTAGAACCTATATAGTTCAAACGACAGATATCGTTCATAGTATCAAATTTTGTTAGAATATTATCATTTTTTCATTTTTGGTTGTTCATATGCGAATAAATAACCAATAATATATATTCATCAAGATATAAGTAATAATAAAAAAATGATTTTATTATATATAAAAATAACTATATAATTAAGAGATATGTCAATATATCCTGAACTGTCTTACACAGATCAAAAAGTTGAAATACAAGATGTAAAGGGTATTCAATTCAGTGTAATGGGTCCAGAAGAAATTATTTCTAGATCTGTTGTAGAAATTAATCGCACAGATACTTATAATTGTAATGAACCAATCGTTGGTGGTTTATTTGATTCACGAATGGGTGTTTTAGAACATAACAAATTATGTAGTACTTGTGAACAAAAAAACACATTTTGTCCAGGACATTTTGGACACATTGTTTTAGCAAGACCTGTATTTCATGCAATGTTTTTCGATATAACGAGAAAAATATTGAAATGTGTTTGTTACAGATGTTCTAAACTTCTTGTATCTCCTCAAACAACAAATAACGATTTACAACAAGATATGCAAAAAATTATGGCAATCAAAGACAATCAAATGAGATGGAATGCATATTTCAAATTATGTAATCTAACTAATAAAGTGAAATGTTGTGGTGATGATGGAACAGTTGGATGTAATGCAAAACAACCATCTAAATATAATAAAGATGGTCCTATGAAAATTATTGCAGAATGGAAAGATGGAACTGAAAAAAATACAACTGAATTTACAGCTGAAGATATTCTCAGAATTTTCAAAAGAATTTCTGAAGAAGATATGGAAGTTATGGGATTCAATCCTCAATGGAATCGTCCCGAATGGATGATAACTACAGTTCTCCCAGTTCCTCCTCCAGCTGTTAGACCTAGTATTATTGAAGAAAATGGTCAGAGAAGAGAGGATGATTTGACACATAAATTAAGTGAAATTATTAAAACAAATAACAATATCCTAGATCGTATTAAAAAAGGGTCATCGGAAGAAACAATTCGTATTATCACTCTTGTGTTACAATATCATGTATTTACATTGCTTGATAATCAAATATCTGGTCTGGCACCATCTCAACAACGAAATGGAAGAAAACTCAAATCTGTTTCAGATCGTATGAAGAAAAAAGAAGGTCGTATCAGAGGCAATCTAAATGGTAAACGAGTTGATCAGTCTGCTAGAACTGTTATTACACCAGATCCATATATCAGTATAGATGAACTAGGTGTTCCTATCAAAATTGCTATTAATATTACATTCCCAGAAGTTGTTAATAAGGAAAATATTGATCATATTAAACAACTTATCAAAAATGGACCAGATACTTGGCCTGGTGCAAAATATGTCAAAAAATCAAAAGACATGGTAACTATAAATCTTAAATATGCTCAAAATGAAATTGAAAAAATTATTAAAGAATTGAAGGTCGGTGATGTGGTACATAGACATCTTACAGATGGTGATTATATTCTATTTAATCGTCAACCATCTCTTCATAAAATGAGTATGATGTGTCATAAAGTTATTGTTATGCCATATCAAACATTTCGTTTAAATGTTCTAGATACTCCTCCATATAATGCAGATTTCGATGGTGATGAAATGAATCTTCATTGTCCTCAAAATATTCAAACTATGAGTGAATTAATGGATATTACAGCTGTTCCATATATGATTTTAGCTCCAAGAGATGGTAAACCAATTATTGAAGTCGTTCAAGACACACTTTTAGGATCATTTCGTTTGACAAAGGATTGGACAACAATTGACGATAAAACAATGGCAAATCTTCAAATGGTTAATAGCTATTTTTCAGGAAAATTGGAAAAACCTAATAAAAACTTTGAATATACTGGAAAAGATGCTTATTCATTTGTATTGCCACCAAATCTTAATATTGTTAGAAAAAATAAAGCCGATGAAAAATTCATAATCAAAAATAGTAAAGTTGAAAGTGGAACTCTTGATAAAACAGTATTTCACGGTATTACATCTGGTTTAATTCCTGTTATTTATCACGATTATGGTCCTTTCGAAGTTCGTAAATTTCTTGATAATACTCAACGACTTATTTGCAGATGGTTGCTTTCATCTGGTTTCAGTGTTGGAATTAGTGATCTTATTACAAGTGAAAAAACAAATGAAGAATTGAAACAAACAATTCGTATTATGAAAAAGAAGGCATATGATCGTTTAGATGATGTTAGAAGAGGAATGGTGGATAACAATAGTATTTTCAATAATGTCAATTTTACTGAAAGAGAAATTATTGGTATTCTCAATCAAACTACCAATAAAGTTGGTAAAATTGGTCTTTCACAAATTGATGAAAAATCAAATAGAATGATTAATATGGTTAAAAGTGGTTCCAAAGGTAAAGAAACGAATGTTGCCCAAATTGTTGCTTGTGTTGGTCAACAAAATGTCGATGGTAAAAGAATTGGATATGGGTTCACGGATAGAACTTTACCTCATTTTACAAAATATGACGATGGTCCTGATGCAAGAGGATTTGTAGAAAATAGTTTTATTGATGGTCTTTCACCACAAGAAGTTTTCTTTCACGCTATGGGTGGTCGCGAAGGTCTTATAGACACTGCAGTAAAAACTTCAGAAACCGGATATATTCAAAGAAGATTGGTAAAAGCAATGGAAGATGTTAAAATTCATTATGATAATACTGTTCGTAACGCCAAAGGTTCAATTATTCAATATATTTATGGTGAAGATGGTATGGATGGTTGTAAAATAGAATCGCAATTTATTCCATTAATTGAAATGAATTCGATTGAAATGGAACAAAAATACAATTTGACCAAAAATGATAAACTAAATAATTACATGATTTCAAAAGCCTTTAAAGAAGTTAATGCTAACACATATAAAAGATGTTCTGAATATTTTAACAAAATTGTTCAAGACAAAATGTTTATCATCGACAATGTCTATAATGGTCTCAAAAATACAACAATTAAATATCCTATTCCATTTTACAGAATTATAAATAACGCAATCGAAAAAATGAAATCACTTGGTGTTAAAGCTATCAAAACTGATTTAACACCTGATTATATTATGGATAATATTGAAAATTTAATTCAAAAACATTATATCAAAGAACATGACCAGGGTATGCGTTTCTTTCAAATTTTGCTTCGTCTTCATCTAGCACCAAAGAGACTTATTGTAGAATATCATTTTTCAAAGGAAATATTTGACTGGATTGTTCTCAAAATAGAACAACATTTCTTGGAAGCTATTGCACAACCCGGTGAAATGGTAGGTATTGTTGCTGCACAAACCATTGGTGAAATGGGAACACAGATGACTCTGGATTCATTTCATGTTTCGGGAACAGAAGCTGCTGTGAAAGCTACATCTGGTGTTCCTAGATTGAAAGAAATTCTCAGTGCTACCAAGAAAACTAAAACACCAACTTTAAATATTTATTTGAAAAATGATATTGCGACTGTTATCAATCCTGTTATGGGAGATGATGGAATTGAAGTTCTTGATGAAAGAGTTGAACAAGCTAAAAACATATCTATGAATGTTAAAAACTCGATTGAGATTACTAGATTGTGTGATATCCTAGAATATAGTGAGATTTTCTGGGATGATGGTGAAGGAGATAATGATAAGGGTCTATTTGATATTTATAAAGAATTTATGGAAATCAATGAATTAGCTGGAAAATGTGCAAATAGTTCTCCTTGGGTTCTTCGTATGAAATTCAATAAAGAAAAAATGGTATCATATGGTCTTCGTATGATTGATATTTATACAAGATTAAATATGACCTATGACAAATTTATAGATTGTGTGTATAGTGATGATAATGCCGACGAATGTATATTTATGATGAAACTTACAGAAAATGCTTTGAAAGATATTGACCCTAGTGATGAACTTGCATCAATTAAAGCAATGGAACATAATATTGTATATCAAGTGTTACTCAAAGGATACAAAGGTATCAAAAAAGTTTCACTTAATAAGAAAAAATATGAAAAATACAATTATGAAACTGAAAAATTCGATAAAGTCATAGAATGGGCATTGGATACTGATGGTACAAATCTTATAGAAATTCTTGCTAATCCAAATGTCGATGCAACTAGAACTATATCAAATGATATTCGTGAAATTCAAGAAACTTTAGGTATCGAAGCTGCTCGCAATTCTCTATATAACGAATTGACAAATGTTACAGGAGAAGGTTCTATGAATTATAGACACATCTCTCTTCTTATGGATACTATGACTTTCAAGGGTTGTCTTGTATCTATAGATAGACACGGTATCAATCGTGGTGATATTGGTCCATTAGCAAAATCTTCATTCGAAGAATCAACTGATATGTTAATTAATGCAAGTATTTTCTCACAATATGATAATGTTAATGGTGTTTCTGCAAATGTTATGTTAGGACAACAACCTCCTTGTGGAACTGGTGATTGTGATATACTTCTAGATGAAGAACTTATGGTTGGTCTACTCAAAGATAAAAAACCAAAAAAACTTGATAATATTCCAGAAGAAATAGAGGAGCAATATGATCTATGTGAAGAAGAAGACATTGCATTCAATTTCAAATTAGGAAATAAAAATAAATGTTACAATATCAAAAAAGATGTACAAATTGTCTAAATTATCAGTTATCCATATGTAATTTCATTAATTTTTTTATATCATCTGGTATTTCATCATATGATATATAAAGATTATTTGGATACATTTTGTCAACAACTAAGTAATAAGAACAATGATTTTTATCACATACTTTATTGAAAATAATTAAAGGTCTTTCGTTTATATTAGATGATTTGAAAAATATCGATGATAATTTCAGATCATTTATATCACCTCTATTATGTTGTTCATCAAATTCGCCATATACTGCTCTTTGTAATATTAATATTGATATATTGAGTAACTGTGATATAGAATATATATCTATATCAGTTGACCATAGGTCTCCCTTTTCTAAAATATCTTTTAATGTATTCTGTTTTGTTTTAATATCTACTTTATTGAAATATTTATCCATATAAAGGTTTATTGTACTGTATTTTTTACTTCTTTTTATCCACTCATTATAATATGATGTATCGTGAAATATCTCATACATAGCGTTCTTATCATTCAATATATTCATATATATAGATCGTGATGTTTCTTGTACTGTATTGTAATTCAATTGATTATTTCCTATATATAATGATAACCATTCTACAAATTCTGCTATTGTTTTTTTATTATATTTTGTATCAATATAGACCATATTTGACCAATAAACCTTTTTATTCTTACTCCATTTTGTATTCAATTTTTTCAATGAACCTTCGAATATTTTTGGACGAGATATTTCTTCATCCTTTATCATTTTATTTACATTATAAGTTTCAACAGTTGATTCTTCCTCTGTTATATTAGGCAATGATCTATGATATTTTAATAAAGTTTTTGGTAAAATCTTCTTACCATTATGTACCAATGCATTTTGTGAAAATATGAATTCAGACTTATCTTGAATTGCTGAACTTAAATAGTCATATTTTGTTTGTATAATTGTATTTGATAACCATTTTTTGATATCTTCAATATCTTCAGGCATTTCTTCAAGGATTATTTGTATAATTTCTTTATCAGGATGATTGTTAAAAATTGAACTTGATTTGCTATTATTTTTGATAACCCTTTTAGCTACAAATTTTTGTAATTCATACCATTTTTTTGTTTGACTTTTGATTTCTTCAATATTCTTATGATACTCTATTAATTCGTCATTATGTATTATCATCTTATTTGATAAATCATCTGGAATATCTGTTATTTTTAATTTAGAATATAATTGAATCATATTTTCATCATTTTTATAAACATTTCCTACATTGACTGTTATTTTCAATTTATCACATTTTGTTACAAATTTCTCTAAATCTTTCTTTGATAGATTTATTTTATATTCAATATCTTTTATATTATTTACAAATAAGAATTCCTTAACATTTATATCAGATACTATTTTATCTATAAAAGAACTCCCTATTTTTTCAAATTTTAATAAAATATTTCCTCTCGTTAAAACCTTATCAATACTTAAATCGTCGTTTATTAATATTCTTGAAATTTTATATTTATCATTATTCCCTGATATATTATTATCAATCCAATTATTTAATTCATATAAATTATTAAATATTTCATTATTTGTTTCTATGTAATCACATTTTGTAATCAAATCCTTTAATTTAGGATAATTGTCCAATTTGAAAATAAACTTTTCACTAGAACTTCTCTTCTTTAACAAAATGGGTTCATAATAATTCCCTTCTTTAATGATTAAAGCAAATTTGGTATCTAATTTGGTTTTTGAAAATGTTGGATTATTACATAACATAGAAATATCATTTGTCTTTTCCCATACAATTACATTGACCTGAAACAAATGATATATTAATGGTAAAATATATTGCGGATCTTTATTTACAGTCATATTTGTTGAAACTATATAGTCAATATATCTCATCATTGACGAATAAATTTTTTTATTAATTTGATTGATTTCAATTTGTTTCTTTTTCATTTGTCTCACATATTTATCATTATCATCTGATTTCATAAAAGCTTTACAAATATTTCCATTATCGAGGGATATAAAAGTAGAAATATCAAGATTTATTTTCTTCAAAAGATCATTGATATTTTTGAGCTGAAAAATTGTCATTAATGCATATATGATGCTATTATTAGACGATTTGTTCACACCTTTTCTAATAAAACATTCGCTTTTGGTATTTAAAGAACCTAAACAATTTTTATGATCTTCGGAAGATAAAAGATTGTGTAAAAATTCGGGTAATGTCCCATATCTGCCAGTTTCTATTGGAGCAACATGGTTTATCAAATAATTTTCATCATCTTGTTTGTTTTCTAATTTCTGATTCTTATTCAAAAAGGACATACAGTTATTAATCTTAATTTGGGTAGTTGGATTCTTACCACAACAAGGCACACACATTCCTTTATCATTTGGTTTTATCAATTTGACATAACTTGCCTTATTTTTATCAATATCTTTGTACATTTTAATAGGTTCTTCATCTTCTAAAGGACATTTTTGATCACCGTTTACTGATAAAGGTACTTTACTTTGAGGACACCATAATTTAGGACAAGCATAATAATTGAGATTATTTGTACTAGAACCATATTCAATAACATTATCAAATACCATTTTATTTTCTCTTTCCAATATCTCTTTGTGATCTTTTGAGAATACAATTGGTTGTACATGACTTTGACATTTATTTCTCGCATAATATTCTCCAAATAATTCTTTATCAGTCTGTTGTAACATTGTTATAAGATAATTATCCTTTTTATTATTTCCACCAATTGATTCAAATGAAGATATTGATGATGCAATTGAAACAGAAGAACCATTTGAATTCGACTTTGATTTTTCTTTTTGGATTTCTTTTTGATTATTTTTTATTTTTTTATCAATTGTTTGTGATAATATTTTTGATAACCAAAATAATAGATATCTCATTTCTTGAATATTATATGAATTGATAATAGATATATCATAACCATAAAATCTAGGAGAAATAACTACGATTGTTCCATTTTCCTTTATTTTTATAGAATCTCTGTCTTTTAGTTCTAGACCTTTATGAATTATATCAATTTCATCATTTACCATTTGTAAAGTATTACCAGATATACCTAAATTAATTAATTCGTCAGCAATTTCAATATTTGTTATTCCAAGATTTAATCTAGATCGTATATATTCATATATTTCTATATTTTGAGAAAAGTTTGTACTTCTTTTGTATGTACATACAATATTTTTATTATTTTTCTTTACTACATTAAAAATATCAATTTGTTTACTTATTTTTTCTGTGAGAAGTTTAAAAGACGAATTATTAATATTCATTTTGACACCACAGTTCACTGCGATTTCTTGTAGATTAAGTTTTTGTTTTAACATATTTTGTAATATTTGAGTTATTTTCTCAAAATGTTTTTCAATATCCTTCCATTTATTATATTGTCGCGCATCCAAAATGTAATTTAAGAATAAGTCATTATTTGTAATTGATATTTTACAATAACTTTTCTTATTGTACATACTGTAAATATTAATCACATGATTTTGATTAATTTTTTCAATATTTGTTATTGTAGAGAATAATTCTTTATTTATACGATTATGTTTTGATAATTTATATAAAATTTTAGAATTGTCTTCAACCCATTGTATCATATCAATATATTTTGAAGTATGAACTTTATCAAAAATTTCAGGTACAAAAATATTTTGCAAAGGACTATGATAATTTATTCTTGTATAGTATTCTGGTAAAATTTCAACATTTTCATCTTGTGCATTAACGATTGATTTTAATAGTTCCTCTCTTTTATTATTTTGTTTGATAGTTAATTTATTCGATGTATTGAAATAATATTTATGTATTTGCTTTGGTACATCTTTAGAAAATGCAATATTTATTACTTTTTCTTTAAATAAACTTTTATTTTCATATTCATAATTCACTGGATCTTTTAATTCTTCAGAATTTTGATCTATAGATTTAAATGGATTTATATTATATCCTTTCCACTTTGGTTCTGTGATTGAAAATTGTAATGGTTTGTTTTTATTCCAGGCATATATTTGAAAATTTTCACTATTTGTAATATAAATTCCAATTTTTGAAAGTGCGATATCCAATGAATCATCATCATATATGTCATTTCTTATTATATTGTTTTGATGGTCTTTTTCTAAACTATCAATTATGTATATATCTTTATGATTCAATGATTTCCATACAATAACCTTAACATTTTTGCGAGGACTCTTGTACATCTCTTTCTATTTTTATAAAATATTTTCAAACTATATATTAAAGATGAAATTGTTTGAAAAACTTGTTTTTGTTCAAAATTTTTTGAAAGACCAAGAATCATTTGCAAATGATGATGTTCCAGAAGATTGGATTCACTCTGATGGTAGAATATATGATCCTGAATTGAAATATAGACCTCCTGTCGTAACAAAAGATGGAGATTATATAGATACAAATTATGATAAAGAAGATTACTTGGAAGATAATGACGATTTAGATGACTATAATTATTCTAGTACTTCAGTTGACAGATATAATGTAAAATACAAAATTCAAGACGATGAAGAAGATGAAACAGTTGAAAAAAAGGTTGAGGAAAAGGTTGAGGAAAAGGCTGAGGAAAAGGTTGAGGAAAAGGCTGAGGAAAAGGTTGAGGAAAAGGTTGAGGAAAAGACTGGGAAAAAAGAAGAATCAGAGTGTAAAATAACTGATATCTTTAATTTCAAATGTCATTCAAAACTAAAAATAATGTTTATTTCAATTATAGCAATTTTGATCATTTTATTATTGTGTTTGATTGGATTCGCAGTGTACTACTTTTTCTTTCGATCAAATCAACAAGATATGAGCCAAGTTGAAGATATCAGCCAAACAAGTGTTCGAGATATAAATGATTCATATTTAAAACAAGATATACCAGAAGTAAAAAATGATCCAGGATATTTTGATGGTTTATTTACTGGTTTGTTTGCGCCAAAAAATGAAATTGATAGAAGATCTGTTGTGAAAAACATTTCAAATATATCTATTTCAAATGACAAACAGCTATCGACATCAAAGAATGAAATAAAAGATATTAAGCAACAAGGTCTTATTTTAAATGATAATAAAGATTATGATAGTTTATCTTCTGTAACGGAAAGCAAAGAAAAAGATGATAAATTACAAGAAAACTATTCTATAAATGAAAGCGAAGAAAAAGATGATAAATTACAAGAAAGCTATTCTATAAATGAAAGCAAAGAAAAAGATGATAAATTACAAGAAAGCTATTCTATAAATGAAAGCAAAGAAAAAGATTCTATAAAAGATAGTAAAGAAAAAGATGATAAGTTACAAGAAAACTATTCTATAAATGAAAGCAAAGAAAAAGATTCTATAAAAGATAGTAAAGAAAAAGATGATAAATTACAAGAAAGCTATTCTATAACAGATAGTAATGAAAAAGATGATAAATTACAAGAAAGCTATTCTACAAATGAAAGCAAAGAAAAAGATTCTATAACAGATAGTAATGAAAAAGATGATAAATTACAAGAAAGCTATTCTATAACAGATAGTAATGAAAGCAATATAACAGATAGTAATGAAAGCAATGAAAAAGATGATAAATTAAACAACGAACTTAAAAAGGTAATTGATGCACAACAAAGTCCGATTGAAAAAGAAACAAAGATGAATCAAGATGAAATTCTAAGATATCTTAAGAAAAGAAACAAAACAAAACTTCAACAATCTCAATAAAAATATCAAATCAATAGAATACAGACTTATTCAACAATTCTAGTAGGATCTTCACATACATAATCCTTAAGAATAGATCCTATGAGATTCATATCTTTACAACAATTCTCATTGCAAAAAAATCTATTTATACAAAGAAGTCCATTCAGTATTTTTTCTTGCTTCAATTTTTGATAAAATTTGATCAAGTCACTATATGATATTATTTTATATATATAGTCATCTACATCAATATCATATACTAACATTATTTTTTTTTCAATAATATTTATCTTATTCATTTCATATATTGTCAACAATAATTCATCAGGTACCCTATTATATACTAAAATATACTTTAATGCTTCTTCTGAATATTCCTTTGATATAATATTCTTCCATATTTCAATTATATATTTTTGATTCAAAATTATGTCATCGTATCCATATATATATAACATAATTAAAGAATTCAACACATGTATCATCAATAAATCCATATTATCAGCAAATAATGATTTATAGTTATATAATGTTTTGTCTTGAACTTCTAGCCATTTTGTAAAGAGTTTTTCATTATATATTATTGATGCAAAAAGTCCATACATGTCAATAATATACATATTCTCTTTTGACCATCTATGAAATGAAGGTATTTCATTTAAATACGGATACATACATGATGATTTGGTGATGAACACCTTTGTATTTCTTATTTCAGATTGAACAAAACTTTGATTTCTAAATATATATGTGTCAAATAATGAAAGAATATCAATATCAGTTGTTTTGATGTTTTGAATAAGAAAGATTGAATAAAAATCACAAGCTAAGTTTTTCACTTTATAAGATGACATCAAAAATAATATAATATTATCTGTTTTTTGAAGTATCATATTTCCTTTGACTTTATTAATCATTTCGATGAGTTTATATTTGTCTATTGTATTATTATTATACAATGTCAAAAGAACATTTATATTGTCACCAAATGAGTAACCACCGTTATATATCATTCTATTTATAATATATTCATCATCTTGTAAACTATTATTTGATATATAGATTCTTTCATATTGCATGTTATTTGAAATAACATAAAATTCATTTCCTTGTTTCAATACGGGACAAGTAATCATAATATAATTATTAGATTCGCAAAATCTTTCTAAAATTTCTTTATCAATACCATTTTCAAATTCAAAATTTTCTTCTACAAGAACATAATAGAATAAAGCTTTGACATCGACTAAACTGAAATATTTTGAAACATCTATTTTAATGTATTTAAATACTTTACCATAAATGTTAATTTTTCTCTGTTTTGGCATAAAACATTGGAGAATGTTTTGATCTATAATTTTGTATTTCGGATAATTAAATATCTGTTTTTTGGAAAAATTCTTATCAAAAATCGGGATGACATTTATCATATTAAATTCATAATACATTGATATTAATTGTTTTATTCTTAAACTTTATATACCTGTCGTGTCTAATTCAATATAAATACCACTTTGATTATTGTATTTTGTCAAAGACTTGATATACTTGGCAAATGGTAAATTTTTATTTACAATTTTGGAAATAAACTCTTGTTTATTAACATTTATTTGTTGAAAATTTTGGATTTGTGTGTTTAATTGATTATAACGAGCAATTTCAGTTCTTAGAGCTTCGATTTCCCGATCATTGGTCTGTTTTTGTAAGATATTTTGGATTAGTTGTTGACTAATACTTGAAGTTGTATTGAATCCAGAATTCATTGTATTAAAATCGTCATCTGATGTTAAACAGTCATAATTATTAATTTGTTTATTTCTCATAGTTTGTATAAAACTATAAATCAAAGTCATATTTGACTTCTTAATTTCTATATTGAAACTTGGATTTGTTTCATACGATGGCATAGTTGGACAATTAATGAAAAAATTGGTATTCGATATTCCTGTTAAGTTATCTTTATTAGTGAATTCTCTTTTACCACCAGAACTGTAATTGAAAATTGTTGTTGTATCAGTTGTTTTTAATAATAACATTTTATCAAAAATATTTTCCGCACTCATAGGTATAATTTCATTTTTCTGAAATGCTTTTGGTAAATAACATTTATTCAATGATAAAGAGGGTCTATAATTACCCGATGCTTGACGATATTTTATATTAATAGGTCTATTAGCATATTGAGCATCTCTTAAACATCTTATATAAACACCATAATATCCGCTATTTATTGTCATATCATTTATATAATATTCATTGTAAACATCTGTTTCGGGAGCATGTATCTTTAAAATTGGCGCATTAGAAGCCGAATAATTCAATTTGAAATATCTATATTGTTTTTGGTTTCGTATATATGGTTTTGATCCTCCATATATTTCTAATTCGTCAAAATTCAACACATTACTTGCAACAGGATCTCCATTTGAGTCTAAATACCCTATTTGTTTTACAACAAAACCAAATTTTGTAAAAGACTTATTACTCATAATTGGCTTAGAAACATGTTTCTTATTGATATAAATTGCATTTGTTTCGTGTAAAAGTTCAATCCAATTTTTATTTTCATCCTCACCAAAAAATTTGAAATCTTTAGGAACTCTATCTTTGAATCCATTTCTTTCATATATTCGTAAATTATAAGGATAAACTGGATTTGGACAATCCAAAGTAATCCATTCACCTTTGTAACCAGTTTTTTCTAGTTCGTTGTTACCAGAATATATACCAGTTGTACTATTATAGGTATGTTCACTATGTCCACCGCCCGAATTGCTATTTATAGAATTAAAAAAATGCGTTGGATTCCATCTACCATACCAACCCCCCCTCATATCACTACTCCATCTTATTGTATAATTCATTTTTTCAAAAACTAAATTATTTGGATAACTTGCAAGTTCTTGATTATTTGGATCTACAATACCATGCCGTTCGTCAAAAGTACCTAAAACAAATCCAGGATATTTTCGGATGTTGAGGTTTCCGTGATATATTCTTGATATTTGTTCTTGATTCAATGCTTCTTTATAAATTCTAAAATCATCCATCCTTCCTTTAAATAATGGATCAGCTCTTTCTCCCCAATGGGATTTACCAACATAACATTTTAGTGATTGTAAATCATCTGGTGTATAGTTCGGAACAGGTTTTGCAGAACCAGTCAGATTCTGATTTTCTCCATTAACATACATTTTGCTTGTAGTTGTTTTGTTTTCCGTTTTATTAGTTATAGTTACATGTATCCACTTTCCTGTACAACAATCTACTTCATTTACTGTTTGCATCCATTGACTACCTGTATTATCAAAAATTATAAATCCAAGTATTTTTGAAGAATGAATTCTACAAACAATTATATTCTTTCTTCCAGCACCCAATCCAAAATCAATTATTCTTGTGAATCGTGTTCTTTGATCAAATCTTACCCATACACACATTGTAAAACCAGGGAATGCTCCAAAATTGGTAGGAGGAATTGTTAAATAATAATCGCTAAAAAATTTAAAAGAATGTGTACCTGTTATTTTATTTTGTTCATCAAAAGTTTCATTATTTAAAGGAGCTGATGAACTCGAGCCAAGTGTCATTAAAGTAGCGCTTCCTACTACAGGTGTACTTGTAGTAGGTGCGCTATTTGAATAGTCAGCATCGAAACTATATCTACAATAAAGATTATCTAAATAATCATCATTCTTTTTATACACATCGATTTCAAAGATATTTGAACTATTTGTAATATCATATTCGCTTATTATCTCCCAAGATGTTCCATCATCTGATGCAGAAAGACTGTAAGAACTTAATTGATTTAGATTGTTATAATCAAATGATACTTTATATGGTGTTATTAATTGCTCCATATCATAAATTATATTTTTTTGAATCTCGGAAATATTATATATTGAATTTCTTGAAACTATATTGTGATACCCGTATTTATATGCCACCTTTTGATATAATCGATTTTCATTATCATTGCCTTTGAAAGTCAAAAATACTTCTATCGATTCTTTCTCAATATCTGGATGACGCTCGATATAAAATTGAACATAATTAGAATCTATAGAAATATTTCCAGCTATTTCTGTACACACTACTTTGTTATTACTGATTTGATCTTCATTAAAAATATCATTTGTTATACCAGTTGATGTTATAATTCGCCTTTCATTTGAAATTTGTTTCGTATTATCCATTAATAAATTTTTGAAATCATCAAAAGATGCTATTGATATATCATCGTCATTATATAATGCATCATTTCTGATATACCCGTTATTGTATTTATTTTGAATATCGATAATAAAATTATTATAAGTGTCTTGTAATTTTGTATTGGTTTCTGATATTTCATTATTAATAGCGTCTGATAAAGCTGTTTTAGATAATGTATCATATTTATCCATATAATTTGTAATCGCGCTATCAGTTATATTTCTGATATTTTGCAAACTATTGGAATGACCTGAATCTGATGTAGTTGAATCAGTGGTAATTATGAGTTCAGATGAATTTTCAGCTATTGTATTTATTTCAGTTTGTTTATCACCATTAATTGTATTTATCATAGCTATTAAATTATCAGAAGTGTACTGTCGATCAGAAACAAACATTTCATTTAATTGTATGTCATTTATTAACATATTACAACTTAAAGTTAAGTTAATATCTTGTAAAGTAAAATTTGGTATATTTTCAATTATATGACCATTCATAATTTGACAGACATTTTTTGAAAATTTATAAGAACTAACATTTAATTGTTTTGGTCTAAATTTCAATAATTTGTCTGAAGGAAGAAGATATTTTTCAAACAAGTTATTAATTCCTTTTTGTATTTTGAAATTATCATCATCTATAATATCTATCAATGCCGAACCATCACTGGATGTTTTTTTGAAATTGACATTTTTAACTGTTATTACAGAACTATTTAAATTGTAATCACAATCAAAATTTAGAAAATATTTTTCATTTATAGTTGGAAAATTGATATTTTGTCCTGCACTACTATCACATATTGATGCATAAATATTATCATAATTGAAATTTTGAAAATATAAATAATCAGAAGAATCTACGATATTAACACTCGAATTTGATGTCAAATTAAATGAATCATCATCCAAGACACATTCATTTTGAAGAGGAAAATTTGAATCTATTGTGGTAGAATAAAGTTTAATATCCCTATTCTGATGTTCTTTCCAACCATTTAAAACAAGTTTACAATGTTGTGTATCACCACTCTTTTTTTGATTATATATTTTTGTTATTTCTGTTAATTGATTTTCTGACAATGAATGACTTGAACTGTGTATAATATTATATAAATCAATTTCATTCATTTGATAATATTCATAAAATGAATCACAATTGACCGAATTGTCATTATAATACACTTGACATTGTCTATATCTTGGTTCTTCTGAAGTTGAACTACTTTCATCTGCGAAGGAAAAATGTTCTTTATATTTCACACAAAAAACAGATAAAAGAATTATTAGTAATAAGATGAATATTATAATTAATTTTATTTCAACCATTTAATGGTTATGATATCTAATATTTAAATATATTATTTATAATATTAAGAAATTATTGAATTTATCTATTCCATAATTGATATTATCAACTAAATAAAATATAGATAATACAATGAAAACAACAAAACCATAAGCAAATATGACATAACCATATCCTTTAAATGATGAAATATTCGAATCAGTTTCTGCCGATGGCTGTAACGCTTCAAATGATGCTATAAGTCCTGCTATAAATGTTAAACCACCCCATAATGATCCTAAAATAATTGGTAGTTTTTCATTTTCATATTTTAGACTAAAATAAATTGGCAAATAAATAATTGCCAATACGATAGGATATACGAAATCTGGTGATAATGAAAAATCCTTCGTCCAAACTGAAACAATAAGTTGTATCAACAACCCACTTACAAATATTAATCCAATACCATACCATATTGTATCATAATCGCTTTTAAAAATTGTCGATACAAACACTGAAACATCTTGTTGTACATAATAGAGACCTATAACTGCCACAACAAAGACAACCAATTGAAATATTTTAAAATATGTTCCTGGCATTCCTACAAGAGAAGCTAGTCCAACGAATATCAATGGAAGTGTTAAAACAATGAAAATTATTCCAATTATTTTAAAATATTTCATGAACTCATTTATTTTTTGCTGAATATGTTCGTATAAAGCCATTTTTCTATAAATACTTAATATATTTAAATATACTAAAACATTGAATCTTTGATTATCTTATCATAATTATTATGAGAATAATAGAAAAAATTTGAATTATTCAAAATCGAATCTCTTATATCAAATATCTCTTTTTTAAGTATTTCAAAATCTATATTTGTTATTTGTTTCGTTATTTCTTTATTTGAAACAACTTTTTTTCCACTCTTCAAAAATTGTAAAATATGATTATTTTCACTTGTCAAGGATTTAAATATGTCATATTCATACTCAATCAAAAACTTTCTTTTCGCCTTTTGAACTTCACTTTTTGTCACATTCAAGTTTAACAAAATCGTTTTTATTTCAGTCAAAAATGTTGGAATATGTTTTTTGTCAATTTGTGTGAATATTTTATATGTTGAATTTTTTGAACAATAAAAATTTATATCAATATAGAAATGTATATAGTAAATTATTCCAAGTTTATCTCTTAATGATTTATAAAATACACCTGATTCAAAATTAAAAAAGATTTTTTTAAAGTAATATAATGCAATCATTTTAGGGGATAACATTTCAATATTTTCATTATTATAAAAACAAATTTGCACATCATTGTTTTTTAAATTATTTTTTATCCAAATCACTTTTTTTGAAGTCGGTTTATAAAGAATATCATATGAGTGATTTTTTTCAGCACTGTACTTTATTTTACCGAAATGTTTTTTTAAAATGTTTTCAACATATATTATTTTGTCTTTTGGACAAGAACAAGATATTATAATATTTGATCCTCGAATTTTTCTCGATAAAAATATGTAAATATCATCTATATTTGTTTTTTTTATATTCTGTATTGATTTTGATATATTGCATAAATGTTTATTTTTCATCATATAATTACATATTTTCATATCAAAATCAATTTTCGGATCATTTTGCATTATTTTCAATTCTTGAATAACAGCTTTTTTTTCTTGTTCAAATAATGAAGGTTCTACAAAAACATTTGATACCATATTACTCATTATATCTGCATAATAATTCAAATCTTCTATAAAACCATTTATATATACAACTGTTGCATAATTATTAACATAAGCATTTGTAATACCTCCTCTTTTTGATATTTCATTTTCAATATTTTGATATGAATCATATAATTTTGATGTAAACCGACCTATAAAATGTTCACTCAAATGTGTTAATTCTTTTTCTTCATGTTTTTCAGAAAAAGATCCAATACCAAAATGTGTTGACAAATGAATTAACTTATTTGTTTTGGTGGGAACAATTAAAAGTGTGACATTGTTTTTTAATTTAATAATATTATTCATCTATTAACGAATAATATAATAAAAAATAATTTGAAAAATATTTTTAAATGATAAGTGGTTTCATATGTCCAACTCTAAGGTCAGTGTTAATAACAATTTCAAAACCAGCTTTTTTGACATTATTACAGAAATTATAGTCCTCTGATTGATAACTTGTAATAACTTTATCTCCTTGTTTGATTTCTTTCAATTCTGTATGAAAATAAGGATAAGTCATCTTATCAAAAACTTCTTTTCTACAAGCCATAAATCCAAGACCAGTATAGTCTACTGGCATATATTTTAGTTCAGTTTCTTTTTTCCAATCTTCAAGTTTTTCAAGTGAAAGAAGTTCATAAGAACCATTTGTTGCATAATAATCATCGTCACAGCATGTTGCACAAGAGAAATTTTGAAGATCTGCCATTCTATAAATTCCACTTACAACAGGGTGTTTTTCTGTTGATTCGATCAATTCAATCACTTGTTCGGGAGTAAACATAATATCACTATCAATTGTGAGCCAAATATCAAAATCATCACCATTAAATGGCTTCTGGTCATGTCCTCTTGAACTATCCAGACCAAGAGTTTGCATTCTCACATGTGGAATATATGATCCGACACCGGTCGAGATAGCAATATCATATTTATTTGATGCCCAAAGTGAAATTAGAATATTAGACCAAGATGTGAGAAATTTTGAACTAAAATTGTCACCAGGGATTCCAATAATTACTTTTTTCTTCTTGATTTCTTCTTTCACAATTGGTTCAGTCGATTGTGTTGATTCTGTTGATTGTGTTGATTCTACTTCTTTTTTGTCATCCATATTTGATATATAATTATCAAATTATTCTTATATATTTTCAATTTCATGTTCATAACATAAATAATGAATATTTAAAACATCATTTCGTCCAACTCTTTGTGCTCGTCCAATTGCTTGTTGTTTTGCAATTCCCATCGTATGATATATAATTACATCTGTTGCAAAACTTATATCAATACCACTTCCTGCAAAATTTGTATTCAGTAATATTACTTGCAATGAACCATTTTTAAAATTATTTAAAATATTCATCATATGTTTTGTATTTCCTTTCATTTCTGAAAATGTGATGTTATTTTCATCAAGCACATCTTTCATTTCTATGAAACTATTATCATACTGACTAAATATTATGAATTTACCATTTTTATTATTATTTATTATATTAATCAATGTCTCTATTTTATTCATTATTTTTGGTTTTGGATTATTTGGTATTTCTTGCATAATTGACACGATCTTTTCTGTATTTATTTCATTCCTACATTCAGGACATTTTAAACTTTTCTCCAACCATTGTACAATACAGGTTGCACAGTATGAATGTGTACATTCTAGTATCAATGGATTTTCTATGTCATACATACATATCGAACACATTTTGGTACCAATTTCATTAATACGATTTTTCAAATCTTCCAACTTTTGTTTTTTTGTATTGATTTCGTTTTGTATTGATTTGATTCTCATTCTTTTATTGTCATTTGGGATATCTAAACTTTCGATATATTCTTTCTCTCTTTCTTTATTTGTTATTTCCCTCCTTAATTCATTCGATACTAGATCTATAAAATTTGTTTGTGTATCTATTTTTCCACCCAATTCAATGATTGCTCCTTCGATGTCATTTGCATTCAATTTATTCAATATATTTTGACATACAAATCCTCTTATCATATTCATTTGTGTTGGCATTTTACATATATATGTTGTTTCATTTGGTGGTGGTATTTTGAAACTATTTCTCACAAAATCCCGATTTCCTCTTATTGTTAACAGATCAATTGTTTCATAATTTATGCTTTCTCTAATATGAAATAGAAGACTTCTATATGATTTTATAGAATATAGTAGATTATTATATGTTCCAGATATTAACCATAAATATTCATAATATATCAGTGATATTGTATGAATCAAATCGTGAGCTTCATCTATCATAACTCTTTTCCATCTTTTAATCAATGGAATTTGTACCAATTTATCATTTATAACAATTCCTTTAAAACGATTCAATAAAACTTCGAAAGTCGTATTCTTTATCAAAACAACATCATATTGATTAAAATAAGATATTATTTGAGATTCTGAACTATCTTCACTTGGTAAATGTTTTTTAATATAACTCAAATTTTCAATTGCAAGATATTTCAAATTTGTCATTTGCTTGATTGTTTTTTCCCATTGTACATACACTGGACCTCTTGGTACAATTATCAATGTACTATTGATAACATTTTGTTTTAAAATATTTGGATTTTGTTTACTGTAACTTATATATGAATAATTATATGGATTGCTAAAACTAACATTCATTTCACTATTTGTATGTATTTTATCCAAATCAGATGCTGCAACTATTGAAAGAGCCATTAATGTTTTTCCATAACCTACCAAATCGCCTAATATTCCAATATTTGATTTCATTTCAATTTCTATATCCTGTTCTGTAAATTCTGTTCCAATTTGCCTTTTTTCAGGTATTATATACATTAATTTACCATTTTGTTCCATTTTAACAGCTTTATATAATCCAGCTAATTGATGTGGTTTCAACTTCACAATTATTTCTTGTGGTTGATGGTATCTACGTGATTTATCAGATAATTCGATACTGAAAACATCATCTTTCATTATTTAAATATTGATTGTATTTTGTTTTTAAATTGAATCATTTTTTATTTTTGATATAAATTATAAAAAATGACAATTAATGTTTATTAATTTATATATAACTCTGATATTTGTTAAAAAATCTTAAAACCATAATGGTAAATTCTCTCAATGCGAGGATAGTCAAAATGTCTTACTTCGATTTTAGGGCTTTGAAAAAAGAAATGAAAGAAAAAATTGTTTGCAAAGATGCAGAAATTGTCACTTCAGAGTATTTTCAACATTTTGACACATTTAAACCAAAAAATATGAATAATCGTCAAGAATATTATTTAGATATTGCAGCAAAAGTTGCAATGAAATCGTCGATGAATCATAAGCACGGTGCAATAATTGTTTACAAAAAACAAATAATTGCTTCTGGATATAATTACTACTTTGGTGAAAATAGCATTCATGCAGAGGTTGCTGCAATTAGTAAAATGAATAAAAAATACAATAAATTTTTGAACGAATCTGAACTTTATGTTGTCAGAATCGGTACAAACAATTTCTGTAATCTTTTGAAATACTCAAGACCTTGTTTGAACTGTCAAAATTTTATCACGAAAAAAAAGATCAAATCTACATTTTATTCGACAAATTACGATTATGATACTGCTTTATTAGAATTTTTAGAAGAGAAAAAAAAAAATAAACATTGAAATATTGTAAAATTTACAATTGTAAAGATACTTTCGGTATTACTCTATGAAAACTACTTTTAATAAATGTTTCACGTTCTGAATTAAATATTTTTTCATATAATTCAGGGCCTGTCAATTCTGTGTTATTACACAATTCTGCTTTGATATCTTTAATTTTTATAGGTTTTTTGACCTCTCTTACATTTGATTTTATTCTACCATGGGCTGTATTTAAGTCATTATATCCAAAGTCTGACATAAATCTCTGCATTTGTTTCTCCAATTCTTTTTGATAAACTTTTCTTTCTTTAATAGCGATCATTAATTTCCTATTTTGATCATCATATTTAAACCAATCTTTTACCAAAGCTTTGAAGTCTTCTAGTTCTTCACTAGAAGGTTCTTTTTTTTCATTTATTGCCATCATTACAATATCATCTGTTGTTGTATTGCTCATTATAATATATGAATAATATAATTCTTAAATTCATTTCTTTTCTGATTTTCTTTTTGATTTTACAGCTATTTTTTTTGGAGAAGATTTAGGTTTTAATACTGTTTTTTTAACAAGGGGTTTGGGTATGGATTTTAGAGAAGGTTTAGGAATAGGTTTTGGAGTGTTGGATAATGGTTTTACAGGTTTTGTATTAGACATGATAAATTTATGTAGGTCTGATTCGCCACGATTTCCTATCAATTCATCTTTCTTCTTACCATTTTCGTACATTACAACAACAGGAAAACCAGGGACATTATATTGTTTAGGCAATACTTGCATTACACTTAATTCAACTCTCATCACTGGGAAATTTGCTCTCTGGGCAATTTTTTCAAAAGTCGGCATATAGGAATGACAATGTCCACAATATTTCCAATGATAGAGACACATTATTTGTTTTTGTCTCATCATTTTATTAAATTGATCAAGAGAATTGATATCGACTAGTTGCATTCTACTTTTTTATAATATAAAAATAATATAGAAATGAATAATTTTATACCCTCAGTTGAATCTTGTAAAATTTCAACAGAAAATATGTCAAGGCTAGCTATTGAAAAAAGAGACGAAAATCATTATCGTTTTCATAATATTCTTAATAAACCTGATTCTACAGATTTTTCAAAATGTGATGACAATATTATGGAAATAGAAGAACGATTAGTTAGATCTCATAATCTATTGAAAGGAACAAAAATTACAAATAAGAATTGTCATTACACACCATTTCGATCACCAAGTGATCAATGGTTAAATCAATTCTCCAATCCAGTATTTGATAACAAACCATTTAATATTCAAACAAAAAATAGATTCAAATCAAATTAAATCAATTGAATTTTTTCACATAATCTTTATAAGTTAGATCATCTTTGTTTTCTGTTTGTTGAGATATAAACATTTCAAAAGAAGACTTACCTCTCTTTTTATGATGGTTTTTTATTTGCTTATAATTTATAGATTTTTGTATTTTTTCAACAATATGTTGTACACTAAATTCATAAGAACAAGTACTGGTAAATTATTGACAGATACTTTTTTCTTCTTAGTTGTCATTATTTCTAATTATATATTATATCTTCATTCTATTTTGAGTACATTCCTCTTTGTTTTTATATTTTTGAAAAGTTTTTATAAAATGTTCAATATTTTAATGAAATGTACTCTTTTTAAGAAAAGTGGGAAAAACAGTATTTTTCATGACTCATGGAAACGCCATGGGGGAGAGAGGGGTCCAAAATGAGTAAAAATGGTAAGGGTCGAGAGTATTTAAGACTAAAAAATATGTATTGAAATAGTAAGAGGTGAGTTTTCATTGCAAAAA